AATCTGTTCAAAACGATTTAAATAAATATCGCGACAGATCATTAGATTTAAAAGCAGAGTTAAATCAAATAACGCGTACTAACAACGCAATGAACCAAAAATACAAAAAAATGGAGTTAACGCTTAAAACTCAAGCTTCTAAATTAGAGTTGTTCGGTAAAGGCGTTAAAGGTCGCGTGTTAAACATAATAACTGACGCTAAAAGATATACCGACTATCGTAACGGGGCAGACGACAATGTTTTTGAAACAGCAGTACAAGAATATGCTTCAAAACAAACAGATCTTCAAGGAGTTACAACAGAAAGAGAGCTACCTCCATATTTAAAAGAAATATTGATAGAAAGATTAGACCAAGGACTTTCTATTCCAGACATTCCGTTCTACAAGTTAGGTTTAACTGAAGATCAAATTAATAAATATGGCCCAGTAAACCCTGAAAAAGGCGAAGAAATTTTTAACAAAATAATAGACGGCGATGTAGACCTTACAAAAGCCACAGGTTTTGGGTCCACTATTAATATGGGCTTTAGATGGATAGCAGGTCAAATTGCAGAAATAGGTCCGGGTAGTGGAGACATTTTATCGGAAACATCACAAGGTAAAAAGATGTTAAACGCTTTGGCTAACGCAACAGAAGGATTTTTAAGAGAAGCTGTATCAGGAGATAGATTAGATAAAGAAACAATAGCTTTAATACGTCAAGACATTATGAGGCCAACAGGGTTTGTGACAGACGCAAATGCAGTAGGTCAACTCAGACAAACAAGAGATACAATGTTATCAGCTAAAGAAGAACAAAGAACTATAGTCAATTCTCCTAGAGGAACATTTAAAGATGATCAAGTAGCAAAAGCTAGACGAACCATACTTATGATAAATAAGTTGGTAAATAACTATAACATCGCAATTAGAAGTTATGAAAGGTTTGGCGGGTTAGCCAAACAGGGTTCGGGTTCATCAAAAAGAGTTATGAAAAATATTTTTAAAAGAAGGCAAACAGATTAAATGGCAGACGTTATTGACATAATGACCCCTGATGGTGTTCAAAGTGTTCCGATAATTAAGTTTACAAATCAAGAAGTTGATTTTTTTACACAAGATATGGGTGGTGACGGCGCAACTTCTTTTATGGCAGAAGAATCTGTAAAAGAAATTGGCCAACAATTTCCAAATTTATTTAATTATAAATCTTTAAAAGATGGCACGGCTCCAATTTTTGATTTAGACCCAGAAAACAAAAACTTATTACCTAAAGAAAGAGCTTTAACAGACAAAGATATTTTAACGCAGTTTACAAATTTAGAAGATTTAGGGTATTTTTCAGGATTAGGTAGAGAATTATTTAAAGCAGCACCCTCCGCGGTTGGTTTTTATGGTGGGGTTAAAGCAGGTTCAACGCTTACCGCAAGCATACCGCCGATAAATCCTTTGTTTGTTGGAATTAAATTTGGAGTTCCTATTGTTACTGGAACATTAGGAGCTTTTGGTCTTTATGAAATGGGAGACGATGCTGCTGAGTTTGTTCTTGGCGAAGAAAAACCGGTTATACCTAGTCATAAAGCTGCTTATGAATCAGGTAAAACAACAGCCGGAGCTTTATCGTTTTTACCATTGCCTTTTTTAATATCAAAAAACGTAAGTTTTGGTGCTTCAACATTTCTAACTAATTTAAATAATCTCTTGTCTAAAGGTCCCGTTCCAAAAGAACAACTTACAGGAGCTGTTCAAAAAGCAATTACAAAAGGCAAACCTCCTATATCAACCAGATTAATTAGTGGAGCAGAAACACTTTTAAATAAAACAGGAAAAGAGTTTAGGGATAAACCGAAAAGAATGGGCTTTTTAGAAGGGTTAAGTGTTACTGGAATGACTTCAGGTGCTTACATAGCAGAAGAAACGGCTCCCGGATCTATAGGAGCTAGAATTAGTTTTGAATTGGTTGGCGGACTAGGACCTCAATTAGCTTTTGGATCTGTTATAAAAAATGCTGAGGAAATAGGTAACGCTTTAAAAATGCCTTTTTCTAAAGAAGGACGAGAAAGGTTGTTTAGTGGTTTAGGTAAAAATAAAAGACAACTTGATGCTGTTCAAAAGATAAGACGACTTTTAGATGAAAACGAAGATAATGTAGAACAATTAATAAAAGATTTATCAGATGACCAGTTAACAAATAGTCTTTTTGATGAACAAGGACAGTTAATAAAACTTACAGCCGGACAAAAAACAGGCAATCCTACTTTGATGGCGATAGAAGCAAACTTAGCTCGAAGCTCTCAAGGTCTTGGAAAAACAAGAAAAGAAAATCATGTTCAAGCAAACAAAGCATTAAGAAATTTGATTGGTGCTTTAATTACAAGTGGAACAGCAACAGGCGATAAGGTGGCTTTACAAAAAGCTGCACAATTACAAAAATTAAGATTTGACGGCTATTTATCAGAAAAATTAGCTTTAAAATCTGATAGAGTTTTAAACGCTTTTAAAAAAATTGCTGGAGACCAGCCCGTAAATAATCAAAGGTTGTCTCAAATGTTGTTTGACGTAACAGGAGAATCCTTAAACCAAGCAAGGATACAAGAAAAACTTCTTTACAGAGATATTGGTAACTTTGAAATTACTTCTTTTATAAACACAAAAGGAAATCAAACAGATACTCCTAATTTTATTACCTATTTTTTAAACGAGATGCCTCGAACAAAAGAAGCCAAAGAAGAAGTTTTAAAAAATTTAGGTCCTTTAGGAAAATTTGTGGAAAGAAAAGGTAAAGAGCTGGGTTTACCACAATTTACTGATGACATAGGCAGAACTACAGACTTTACAAAAGTTGATGCAAAAATTGATGAACTTCTTGCTTTTGGCGCACCAAAAAGTCAGTTGCAAAAATCTAATAGTGTTTTAAGACAAATAAATATCGCATTAAAAGCAAACAATTTTAATGAAATAGGTTTAGATGACATAAAAGATGGCACTAAATTTACACAAGAACAAATAAGTGTAATTAACAATTATTTTAAAAGAGGAGTGGGTAAACCAAAATCTTATAAATTACCAAAAGGAACTCCAAAGGAAAGATCTGCAGACATAACACGAATGACGAAAAATCAACTATTGGAATACAATAGTGCTAAAAATTATTTTAAAGAAATAGCTAAAAAAGTAGGTGTGGAGCCTAGCCCTGCCGTAGCAGGCGTTGGTGATGAGGTTCAACCTTTAACTGTGGTTGAGATTAGAGACATGAGACATTTAGCGCTTGATTTAGGCAGAACTTTAGTGTCTCAAGGAAAAAATAATGACGCTCGTATAGCATACGGTTTTGCAGAATCTTTATTAAGAGATTTAGATAGTGCCCCAGCAGGGGTAAATGTTGCATTTGATACCGCACGAGCTTATTCAAAGTCTTTACACGATGTTTATAGCAGAGCTTTCGCCGGTAATATATTAGCTAAACAAAAAACAGGAGCACAAAGAAGAGCCCCTGAATTATTACACAAAGATTTATTTATTGGCGGGGCAGACCCTACGTTTTTAAGAATACAACAAATACAAGAAATTGGAACTTTTGCTAAAAATCAAGGGTTAGCAGGGGCTGATGACACTATAGCTACTGTTAACGGAACATTAGATCAAATAATTAGAAACGCAAGAGCTGCGGCTTTTGATGAAACAACTGGAAGAATAGATCCAAAAAAATTGCAAGCTTGGAACCGTCAAAACAAAGATTTGTTACAAGCTTTTCCTGCTTTAAAAGTCGATCTGGAGGATGCAGAAAAAGCAAATACTCTATTAAATCAATTTATTAAAAAAGACAGTAACGTACAAAAATCCATAAAAAACCAAATTACTTACAGAGATATATCAGGAGTTGAAAATCCTACGATTGCAGTTTTAAGAGCTATTAATTCAAAATTTCCTACAAAAGCACTTAATTCTTTAGTCAAAGCGGCGAAAGGTGATGAACAAGCCTTAGCTGGATTAAAAACATCTATGTTAGAAACAGCTATGCAAAGAGCAGGTGGTTCAAGCGAAACTTTTAGCCCTAGGGCTTTATATGAGGCTTTATTTACAAAACTTCCAAACGCTTTGGATAATAGAACTACTTTGATGAGCTATATGCAAAAAAACGGAGTTATTAAAGAATCTGAAGTTAACAATTTTAAAAGATTAATTCAAGAAATGGTGAAGTTAGAAGCTGCTGAGGGCATTGGTCAAATTGATGATGTTATTGAAAAAACCGGTGCTATTGTTGATTTTTATTTAAGAATAACCGGTTCGGCGATTGGAACAAGACTTCAAAGCATTGCTTTTGGAGGTCAGGGGCCGGGCTCTTTGGTAGCAGCTGGAGCAGGTTCTAAAGCTTTAAGAAGTTTATTTAATAGCATACCTGAAAGTATGAAAACAGATGTTATGACAGAGGTAATGCAAAACCCATCGTTGCTTGCATCTTTACTTAGAAAAACAACTAACGAACAACAAAAACTTAATATAGCGAATAAAATTAAAAACACATTAAACAAAGCAGGTTTTATAACTGTAACAAAACCAGTAAAAGAATCATTCAGAGTTACGCCTTCTTTAATAAGAGAAGCAGAGGAAGAAGAAATTGATTATACCGATCCTAGCTTTGAAGGGATAGAAAAACAGAGTTCGGTCCAGCCTAATGTAACGGGGTTTCCCACCACCCAAATTACGGCAAGACCAGATAGCGGAGTGAACAACCGCATCGCGGCTAATGTGGGCTCACCCCCACCTGCCGCGCCGAATATTAATCAAAGAACGCAATTTGCCTCTTTGTTTCCGGGCGATATAACATCAGGGTTAATTAAAGCTAACCAGCCTACCCAGTTTATGCAAGAGGGCGGAGAGGTTTATGATTTAAGAGAAGCTCCGGGTGTAGACGATCTTAGAGCTTTAACTCTTGAAGAGTTTAAAAATTTTACATTTCAACAATTACTTAATTTAAAATTAGAAAAAGATAAAGAATTAGATAAGTTTAATAATCCAATAAAATATTTAACACAAGACTTTGCTTTAGGTATGAATACCCCAGCAGCTGTAGCAAAGTTAAAACAAGAATCATTTGAAAAAGCTAATCAATTAGAGAAACAAATACAACAATATGGTATGAATAGAGAAATTGCGATACAAAATTATCCTCAAGCATTAGCTCAAGGTGCCCCTGTTTCTATGAGACGGAAACAAGATATTGAATCAGGTAATGTACAAATTACCGGTTTTCCTGATTATTTAGTCAAACCAATGCAAGACGGCGGAGCGGCATATGACATGGGACTTGAAACAGATGTCGCGGCTCAAGAGTCAATCATGTCCGGTTTACAAGGCGGTGATGAGGACCGCTCTTCTGCTTTAGAAACTAAAATTCCTAGCACTATTACACAATACAATTACGGTGTGGATAGACCGTCTCGTGGTATTATGAATATCAACAATCCTCTAACTCAAAGTTTAATAAACTCTTACATAGGATACAGAGTGCCGGGTACAAATGTTACGGTTTCACCATTTTTTGACCAAGAAAAACAATCTATTACTCCGGGATTTCAAATACAAGGGAGCTTTGCTGACGGAGGTATTGTAGGGTTACAGCTAGGGGGTGGTGTAGGAGACGAGTTTGGTGGCGGTGGTTTTTATAGTGAGCCTGACCGATCTATGGATGAGTTTGGTGCCGGTGGTTTTTATAGTGAACCTAGACCTATGGATTTAACTCAACAAGATTATGACGATTTTGTAACAGACCGAGCTGCTCAAATAGCCGCACCTCAAGTCAGAAAAACGGTTAGGGATAGAGGACGATCAAATATAATACAAAGCCGAGACTATGACCCGCAGTACGCTCAAGCCTTAAATATTACACGAGGCCGTAATATATTTGGAGGTATCGCACCCGGAAACACAGCAGAAAGCGTTAGATCTATCCTTGGACCAAGCCGTTTTCAAGAAAGATTTCCACAAGGTATAACTTCTTTAAGTGTACCAACCGATTTAATTCCACAATACGGACCGGCTCCGGGTGGTGGTACATATTACTCATATGGTGAAAAAATATTACAAGAGCCAGAAGGGTTACTTTCTTTTTTGATGCCGGGTGGTTTTATAAAACCTTTCTTAGAAACTGATATTGGTAAATCTATTATGGGCAGTGATTTTGTTCAAGGTGTCAAAAACTTCTTTCAACCATCTGAACTAAAACCCGATGTTACGTCTAATTTATCGACTGTTCCAACGGATACAGGTGATTATAGTCGATATAATTTACCCGAAAACATAACTTATCAAAACCGACAAATTACAAATCCAGTGCAGGCTTTAGCTATTGGTATTGCATTAAACGAAAATAGAGGTGTTCTTGATTTTGAGACATATAAAGATGCCCAAGATGAATATTTTCGTAGAAGAGGTAGAGTTAATCAAATAGACGTTACAGGTTTAAATGAAAGTATTTAATAATGGAAACTAACATGAACATAGATGAATTAAGACAAGAGCTAGAATACGATGAAGGCGTGGAATACAAAATTTACCACGATCACAAAGGTTACCCAACTTTCGGTATTGGGCACCTTGTAACCCAGTCTGACCCTGAGTTTAGCTTACCTTTGGGAGCCCCTGTATCTGAAG